GATTTGCACCGAGAACATAAAGACCACGAAATACAACTTCAATCTACCCGAGCTCGACGGCCCCGAAGAGTACGAAGCGATGGATATGAAGAAACTAGAGAAATGGCTGAGCACAATCGAAAAAAGTTGCACCGTATTCCTTTGTGGTGCATCAAACTCATCGGGCTTGACGCTTCGTGCACTCCATTTCCTGCACCAAAACGGTGTGAAGCTGGATATCGTGTACTTTGTACCTGAAATAGAAGTCCTTTCCGAAGAAAAAACACTCAACGAGCGCGCTGTAAGGGGCGTATTGCAAAATTATGCGCGCAGCGGCCTCTTCGAGAAAATTTGCCTCGTATCCAACCTTCGGCTGGAGGAGATTGCAGGCTCAACGAACGTGTTTGATTATTATAGTCAAATAAACCGCGTGTTTACAAATAGCTATTATATGATGGATGTATTCAGAAATACTAAACCCATCACCTCTACTTTCAAGCGGCCAAAGGAATCTTGTAGAATAACAACAATTGGGCTTTCTTCGCTCACCGCTCCCGATGAGATGCTTTTTCCTTGCACTCGCGAGGTAGAAGTGGTATACTATTACGGTATCAACGAAGAAAAGTTAAAAACAGAAGCAAACTTGTTTAGAACAATCACAAACAAAGTAAAATCAAGAATCACCGACGAAACAAAGGTTTCGTTTGGTATTTACCCAACGCAATATGAAGATGACTACATTTACGTAGAATATTTCTCACCAAAAATTCAACAAATAACTGTTGACATAGAATAGAAAATATAGTATTATATAAACAGTTGGTCAGGAGATTTGCTGACCTGCTATAGCCAAACGTGCAAAAAAGCAACATACCATAGGAGGTAACATAAAATGGCACTTAATTTAGACGCAATGAAAGCGAAGCTAGATAAACTTAATGGAAAGGGCGAAGGAAAGAAGAATTTCTGGAGACCAGAAGACGGAGAAAGCAATATTCGTATTGTCTCCACGAAGGACGGCGACCCGTTCAAGGAAAAGTACTTTCACTATGGGGTGGGGGGACAATCCTTCTTGTGCCCAAAGAGAAATTTCGGAGATGACTGCCCAGCCTGTAATTTCGGAAACAAACTTTGGAACGAAGGGACAGAGGACAGTAAGAGACAAGCAAAGGAGATGTTCGCGAAACAACGCTTCTTCTCGCCGGTTCTTGTCCGAGGAGAAGAAGACCAAGGAATCCGAGTTTGGGGTTACGGTAAGATGGCTTACGAAAAGCTCCTTACAATCGTGTTGGATCCAGATTACGGTGATGTCACCGACCCTGAGACCGGCAATGACCTAAAGTTGATGTACGGCAAGCTGCCCGGTGCAAGTTTCCCTCGTACTGACATTCGCCCTCGCCCCCGTAAAACGGCCCTATGTGACGACGCAGTAGGTGGAGACGAAAGATGCGCAGAGCTTTTGGAGACTATTCCAAACTTTGATGAAATCTTCGAGAGAAAGACCACAGAGGAGGTCAAATCTATTATGGACCAGTTCTTGGCTGGAGAGTCGGGAAACTCAGAGGTTGAAAAATTCGGAAGCGCCACCTCATCAACGACCGCCACCGCGGACACAGTGGAAGCAGCGTTTAACGACCTGTTAAACGCATAGGTGAAACATGGCTAAAGTAACCAACCTCAAAAAGGGCGCCCTAGATATTGCTTCCATCAGAAGCATTATCAATAAGAAGGCCGGCAGGGAGGTCGCTCATTCACTTCAAGATAGTAATCCAACAGAAGTGAATGAATGGATTCCAACCGGCTCACGGTGGCTTGATGCTATCGTTTGCAAGGGCAGACACGCTGGCATCCCTGTGGGCAAAATCTCAGAGATTGCTGGCCTTCCCGGCACTGGTAAGTCATTCTTGGCTGCCCAGATTGCCGGCAACGCTCAAAAGATGGGAATTGACGTAGTGTACTTTGATTCAGAGTCCGCTATCGACCCCTCTTTTATGGAACGAGCAGGTTGTGACTTGGACAGACTTATGTATATCCAAGCAGCCTCTGTCGAGTTTGTTCTGGAGACCATCGAAGAACTACTGGCTACTGGTAACAGATGGCTTTTTATTTGGGACTCTTTGGCCCTTACCCCCTCGCTTTCTGATATTGACGGAGACTTCAATCCTCAGTCTTCTATGGCGGTAAAGCCTAGAATCCTAGCCAAGGGAATGTCCAAATTAACTATCCCTATCGCTGATGCTAACGCGACCTTTCTAGTTCTCAACCAGTTGAAGACTAATTTGGGAGCGAGAACTCCGGCGCAGGCTATGACTGAACCATACACTACCCCAGGCGGAAAGGCTATGATTTATGCTTATTCGCTTCGTATATGGCTCACCTCAAGAAAGGCCAAGGCTAGTTTCATCGTCGACGACAATGGCTTCCGCATTGGGTCTGAAGTAAAGGTAAAGCTGGAGAAGTCTCGTTTCGGGACCCACGGCAGAACCTGCAACTTCAAGATCTTGTGGGGAGACGAAGCGGTTGGAGTCCAGGATGAAGAAAGTTGGTTCGATGCCATCCAAATCTCTGAAAGACTTGAACAGTCTGGTGCATGGTTTACGCTAATCCACAATGATGGGTCTAAGGAAAAGTTCCAGCGCAAGCAATGGGTTACCAAACTGGAGAGTGAAAAATTCAGAGAAAGTGTCTTGACTATCATAGAAGAAGATGTTATTATGAAGTTCAAGAATAGAGAAGGCAACGCAGGCGACTTCTACGACCCGGAAGAGACTCCGACGAAAGAATAGCCTGATAATGAAGCCCGGCAGGTCGCCGGGCTTCTTATTTTATGGAGAAGATATGAAGAGAGTAATGATAGTAGACGCGTATAACCAGTTCATCCGCGGATACATAGTAGACCCTAGCAAGAACCCAAACGGCTCCCCAATCGGCGGAATCAGGACGTTTATTAATATTTTTAATAAGTTAACAAGGGAGATTAAGCCAGACCTCTTGGTTTTGGTCTGGGACGGAAAGGGTGGCTCCAAAAAGCGCCGTTCAATGAACAAAAATTATAAGGCCGGCCGCAAGCCACCGAGAACAAATTGGACCCAAGTTGGCATGGGCGAAGAAGAGCTTCTAGATAACAAAGTTTGGCAGCAGATGAGGGTGATAGAATACCTCAACCAAACACCCGTAATTCAGTTCATGGAGCCTCTTGTTGAGGCGGATGACGTGATTTCTTACATTAAGAACAACTCAATCTTCGAAGACTGGCAGAAGGTTATAGTATCGGCCGACAAGGATTTCATTCAGTTGCTGGATGACAAAACAATCTTACACAGGCCAATTCAGAAAGAGTATTTGAACAAGAATTCTATTGTCGAAAAATTCAACATCCACCCCACGAACTTCGCCCTTGCAAGAGCGATAGTTGGAGACTCCTCAGATAACCTGCCAGGAGTGCCTAGAGTGGGCCTCCCGACAGTGGCAAAGAAATTTCCTTTCTTAAAAGAAGAGAAGACGCACTACTTAGATAGCATTCTGGCTGAATGTAATAAGCCGGAAAATAACCAAAAAGTGTACACAAACATTTTAGAATCAAAGGAGTTAATAGAAAACAATTATGATATTATGCAATTATCCTCGCCAATGCTATCTATACAAGCCAAACAAGGGGTTGATGATACGTTTGAGCAATATAAGCCCCACTACAATCAAACGGAAATGAGAAAGAGGATGCTCAAAGACGGAGTACTGACTGTCTCGACCACGGACCTCGAACAAAGATTTAATCACATTATTACTTCCTTTTCGTAACGAAACCTGCTATATTGTATTAAAGAAAAGGAACAGTAATGGAACAAGAGAAGAGCTTTTCTAAGTTCGGAAAGACATTTCAGGAAGACCTCTGCCACTTGGTGCTAAACGACCGAAGCTTCGCAGACCAAATGTTCGAAGTGTTGGACGTTAATTTTTTAGAACTTAAGCACCTGCGAGTGTTCGTGGGAAAAATAACAGAGTACAGAAGCAAATATGGAGTCCACCCCACTTCTAACATCATGCACTCGATCATCCGCACAGGCCTGGATTCTGAACCAGAGTCGGTCAAGGTACGAATACGGGAATACTATGCCCGAGTATTGGCGAATGGCAAGATTCCAGAATCTTCTGACTATATTAAGGATACGGCTCTTGACTTTTGTAAAAAACAGAAACTCAAAGAGGCGCTGATTAAGTCAGTGGAGCTTATTAAGTCCTCTTCATTCGACGACGTTTCGAGAGTTATTAATGACGCACTAAAGCTCGGGTCAGATAATACTCTAGGGTATGATTATCTTGTAGATTTCGAACAAAGGTTCGTCAAGAAAGCTAGGAACCCTGTGTCTACCGGGTGGAAAGACATCGACGATATTGTCAAAGGAGGGCTAGGGAAAGGCGAACTTGGGGTTGTCGTTGCTCCTACTGGCGCTGGCAAGTCAATGGTTCTCGTCCACCTCGGCGCCCAAGCCCTCAAGCAAGGAAAGAATGTACTCCACTATACTCTGGAACTTGCTGACACTATTGTCGCCGGCCGCTACGATGCCGCTATTACTGGTGTGGACCTTAACAACTTAACAGTCTTCAAAGAAAAGATTTACGACGAGATTAAGGAAATACAGGGCAAACTAATAGTAAAAGAGTATCCAACGAGAAGCGCTAGTATCCAAACAATCAAAAACCATATTGAGAAGCTAAAACGCAGAGATTTCACTCCAGATGTGATCATTGTCGACTACGGAGACCTAATCAGGCCAGAAAACGGCGGAAAAGATGAGAAAAGACACCAACTAGAAACTATTTATGAAGAGCTGAGGGGAATCGCCCAAATTTGCGAGTGTCCACTATGGACCGCATCGCAAACTAACCGGTCTGGCCTCAATGCAGAAGTGATCACCATGGAATCAATCTCTGAAGCATTTAATAAGTGTTTCGTCGCAGATTTTATCTTCACAGTTTCGCGAACAATTGAAGACAAAAACACAAACACTGGCCGAATCTTCGTTGCAAAGAACCGCAACGGCCCTGACGGATTAGTGTATCCTTTATTTATGGATACGAGTAACGTAAAGATAAAGGTGTTGAACCAGACAGGCGAATCGGTGAACGATATCATACAAAGGTCATCGAAAGAGAGGCTCGAAACTTTAAAGGAGAAATACGCATTGTTCAAAAAAGAAGGAGGAAAAGAATAAATGGAATTATCAAATCAGATCTTATCAGAGATAACAGTACACATGAAGTACGCAAGGTACCTAGAGAAAGAACAAAGAAGAGAAACGTGGGTCGAACTGGTGACCCGAAATATGAGTATGCATCTTAAAAAGTTCCCCGAATTGGAACTTCAAATCGTCAAGGCTTATAAAATGGTCTTCGATAGAAAGGTTCTTCCTTCAATGCGCTCAATGCAGTTCGGCGGAAAACCTATTGAAGTAGCTCCAAATCGGATATTTAACTGCGCTTTTATGCCGTCAGACGATTGGCGCTGCTTTGGTGAGGCTATGTTCCTTCTCCTTGGAGGTACAGGTGTCGGGTATTCGGTGCAAAAGCATCATGTAGAGAAACTGCCAGAGATTACGCGACCGAACCTGAACCGTACACGACGCTTTTTGGTCAATGAC